GACATCTATCTATTCTTTTCAATTTTATACGCGGTCTAAGGTTTGTATCTATTTTAACTTAGATGCTTTTCCCGCTTTCATATTCTATTCCAGCAGAAGTCATTGTTCCTTATGTTCCTTTTAAAACATGTCATACCGCCGATCATAAGTATCAGTTTGATGATGTGGCGCCGTATATGGAGAACTATCGTAAAGCATTCTTTGGTGAGACAAGACTCAAATGTGGATGGGATTGTTTGCGACACTATGAAATTCTCAGTCAGGGTACAATAACCGATTTCAACAATTTAGAAGGGCTTCCATCTAAGACAATGACCAATTTTCCAAAGGCACGTGTGTTTTATTTGAAGACAAAATACTATACCCTGACATTTGAAGAGATTCTGAAGTGTCCTTCCTCAGTAGTCTATGAAGATTTGGATAGCCTTCTATGCTATACACGGGATAATTTGACAACCGAATCGGCTGCACGTTATGTACTTCGTAAATCAGGTCATGCAGATGCGAAAAAGATTCTGTATTTATCAAATGCGGATAAATCTGGAAACTACATGGTCGAGATGCTTGCACACGGATTTTCACGTATTACAGAAGGTAGCGCAGATATGTTCCCCGATTTTGAAGAACGTTATGATACGTATCCTGTAGAGGCAACGAAAGAACTCTATGGAAAAGGTTTCAATTATACACGGTTTTTACCTGGTGCGTGGCGACGAGCACCAAGTGCCGAACTCATTCAGCAGCGAATTAAGGAGAAGTATTATGATGTGATTATTCATTGTACATCTGAACAGTCTGATTTACAATATCCTTTTTTAACCGGTGCGGAAAATGCAAAAGAATATTACGATTTATCGGACATTGTACTTATTTGTGGAAATGACTGTGATAATTACTGGTCTGCGGAAAAAAAGTGGTATATTCGTGATTCGCATAATTGTCCAATTAAATGTCTAGCAGATCAGACTGCTGTTTTTATACGGGAACTTGGGAATTAGGGGTAAGAATTAAAGATACGGGTTATTTTTAAATGCATTCACAAGTTCAACTACAATTACAATAAATATACTTGCCGATGCAGCAACACAGAATACAATTCCTGCAATTTTACAACGTCTTGTTTCATGCCATTGAATACTAGGACGTTGCTTTACTGTAATTTCTTCATAGGTATTCGTTGGTTCTTCAGATAAATGGACGGTTTCCATACTTTTATCTGAATCTACGCGCCGCATCAAATTTGATTAGTCTTCTTGTGATATATTTAAACTAGAATATAATAAAATGAATTCCTCTACTTGTTCACTCTGTAATGAACAGGGTCATAACCATATGCGTTGCCCAGACCTCACTGCGCCTCTTAGACCTGGATTTCATTCAGGTGGTGACGGTGGTGGAGGTCACGGAGGAGACGAGGATGAGCATTACGTACATCCGCGAAGGGAACATCTCTTTGATACAACCGTGCTGTTCTTTGATACTACTTCGCCAAACGTACGGTCAGAAAACTCATCGACTGATGTAATCCATGATGTATTGACCCCTGTAGTCTTCAGATTTGTAGTATAGATGTGTTCGCGATAATCACGCTCCGTAGGAGTATATGACTTATTATACATCGCAGACCACTGTGTGAAACTCGGAGTTGTGCTACACATCGGCTGGGCGACTCTCAGCGCAGTAAAAACAACGAGAGCCATCATCATTATAGATATTCATAGAGTTAGATTTTTTAAGCTACTCAATTACCTTCTTTACAAGTGGAGCCCATTCGTACATATCAATCATATAATACTCCTTAAAGAGCTCATAAAGTCTTGTCTTTTTTTCAGGAGTCAAATAACCAAGCTGAGTAAGTACAGGAAGAATCTGATTAATTTCATTCTGTAGAACACTCATAATCTCATCTGGTGTAGCACTCTCTCCATACCATTCACACGTATTCATAAGAGTATCGCCCTTTACACGTCGACGATAGTTCACAAAATGGAACTCAATCTGCCCAGAGCACTTTTTCTTATAGTGTTTCAGGATGTGCGCATCAATATCTGGATGAATTCCAATTGTCTTCTTCATTTCAGCCTCCGTAAAGAGCATAAGATTGATAAAGTCACCGCGTGAATTATAATAAGGTTTATACTTTGTCAAATCTGTCATACAGCCTGTATCCGCCCCATAGCTCACATCAAAGAGAATCTTTGCCTTGAAATACTCCTTCCTCTTTGTCGCATCATAGAGCTTCTGAAACCAGGAACGTATCTCAGCACCAGTATATTCCTGAAGAACAAATTGAAACTCGTTCCTCAGTGACTGGTCAATCAATCCTTCTACGATCCAACTATCTTCAGTACGATGAAACTGCTTTGGAAAGATAATAATCTCGAGTGTATCACTCTGCCAGAGCCATCCATCCTCGAACTTTGAGAAGACAAGATTTGGATAGGTCTTCTCAAAATATTCTGTAAGCCATGAAAGTCTAAAGTATGGGTCGTAGTGAATGATACGAACTGCTTTCTTAACTTCAGTTACAAAGAGAGGAACAACCTGATTCCAAGCGGGAGTTAATTCCTCTACTGTATGATGGGGTGCACTTCCAATTCCAAAATAGGTATAGGGATGCGGAGTCTTAGCACAGTGGTTAAGTAGTGGAGAGTCCATTATGTTACTTTATTAGATGGCACCATCCATTTTCAAATTTTTATTTATTCGCGCACCTAGTAAAAAATCTAGTCTAGTATTGTAAGTACTTTTAAAGTAGCATAGAGCCCTATTACAAAAATAACCAGACCAATACTTATTACAAGACATAGTGTATGTTCAACAAAATTAATTTGATTGTAATATAGTACACGATGTGTTAGCACAGAGAAAAAGATGGGGCGAACTTGACCATAGCAATTTCTACATACAGGGCAAAGAAGATTGGGCATAGTATGTGTATTCCATGTGGTTAAACATGGTTCACAAATACTCATTTTACATGTACAGTATCTGAAAGAAAAAAGATGCTTCGGTTTACAACAAATAAAACAGAGTTCCCTCTCCATTCCTATCTACTACGCAATTCGTAAGGATTCATATTCATCGTAATAAGTGGCACCCCATCTTCCGTAGAATGGGTGATTTTCGAAATTCGGAAACCATTTCTCATGTACCAGTGAATAACTTTTGTGTTATTAACGGGTACAAGACAGAGATTTGTCCTTCTATTTTTCGAAATTGCAATAATCGTTTGAAGAAGTTTGCTACCAAACCCTTCTGATTGACAATCTGGGTCAATGCCAATATAACAGAGCTTAGTATCTTTTACAAGAGTAAACCCTACAAGAGATTCCTCAATAAATAAACCAATACTTCGCTCAGAATCACGACGTCTCCATGAGGTCTGAAAATGAACAAACTCATCTTTATCAAAGATATCCTCAAAGAGCGCCTTCACATCACGATAGTCTAGAGCGGAAAGAGGACGCATCGAGGGCATTTTCACAGGAGCTATAGGAGTGGTAAGGTTCATTTCTACCCTTAACAAGTTTCAAATTTTTACATGCTGTGCCGTTTCGCAATATCTGTTAAGAAAATATCGAGCCGCTCATACTCATCTTCTCTATCAAGTTCCATAATTCTCTCCTTTGAAAGAACAGAAGCATCATGATACGCCTTGTCATCCGTCATTAACTTTTCTATTTTTTCAACCCAGCATGATAAATCACTGCGATCGCAGCTATTCTCAGCTTTTCCAACGCATTCCAGAAGACCGGGAGACTTACTTACAACAACTGGAGTTCCACTTGCCATGGCTTCCACTGCTGTACGTCCCCATGTCTCTGACTTACTTGGCATGATAAGAACCTTCGTATCTTTATAAATTTTAACCATATCTGTCTGAGTATCCATATACGTGAGATTTACTGGTTTATCTTCATCTTTTACATTCTGTTTAGCATATCCACCCTTGATACCGAGAAACTGGATTTCGGGCAGAGCCTTAGCAATTTGCGGAAGTAAAAGTCCGCCCTTATTTTCATTACAGTTAATCAACGTAACGTATTTGGGATTCTCCTTATCAAACTTGAATTTCTCTGTATTTACTTTTGGATGAACAACAATACTAGGATGAGCATTTGTACCCTCAAGTTTGATGAAATTTACATTATAGACTACATAAGTCGGTGAACCGAGGCGGAAGGAGAGTGACTCACGATTATCATTTTGTGTATGAAGAAAGACAACAACAGGCTTTGAAAATTCATTTACTGCCAAGAATAAATCTGTAATCGGATAATTTTGTCCTGCAATTATATCAGCCGATTGAAAAAGTTTGCGAATTCCATCGGGTGCTTCTCCAAGACGTCCCTTTTGAATAGGAAAAATCTGTACTCCCTTGTGTTCAGGTACAACCCACCGATTTACAAGAACATATATTGTCCATCCCTTTTTCTTTAAAAAAGCAATCTGGTCTTCTGCGGTGATTTCTGAACCCGCAAGCACATTCGGAACATAGGAATGCATGACCCATACAATACGTTTTTCTCCAGGACGTTTCGGAGGTACACTTAACGCAGCTTTTGCATAAATTTCATCTGAAAGCTCAGGATCTTCATTACCATGACTCCAAATACCCGCCTTTGAAAGACGCTGTTTTAGATTTGTGATAAAATAGAGACTTGTGAGCACAAGTAAAAAAAGTAATATTGCGCCAACTTCTGTAGAAATCACCATCTACTATGCCTTCAGTTTTGTCGGTGCCCTCGCCGTTGCCCTTGGTTTGCTCGTAGCAGCAGGAACAGCAGCAACTTTTTCTACGCGAGTACCCGTCATTTTCTGCCATTCATCAAGCCACTGTGTAAACATGGAACTACATCCAGATGCGGCATCTTGAATTGTCTTACGTCCATCATTTTCTACTCCTCCATCAATGCCGAGTCGAAGGACCATTTCTTCACGCAAAGGATGCGGTACATTATAACCGACATATGTTAGATTATTCTGACCAAACAGCTTTTCATCAATATATGTCTGTAGAAGATTTCCAAGTGTATGATCGCAACTCAGGAGATCAATAATATGTTCACTGAGAACCTTCTCAACGGATGTATTACTATCTACGTGACGGTCAGGAACAGTAAATGTGTAATCGAATCCTTCAAGGCGATTAGGCGCAGATGTAGGGGGCTTCATATTCATTGGCATTTGCTGAGTAAGATTTGTATACCGCTCGCAAAGTTCCCGTGCCTTCTTAAGTGCTTCTGTAATAATCTGTACAGCATCGACTGTGTTAAGTGTTTCAACCGTAAAGTCAAAACTATTCGCTTCACCTGTTTTCGCATCTACAAGGTAGCACCGATCAATCTCCATCGTCTCATATTCCTTACGCAATAGGTCCTGCTTTTCTTTTGGAACATCAGCAAACTTTTCAGCCTGCTCCGCGGTAATTTTATTCATTGACTTTGCCCACTTAATCATTAGCTCCTGTTGCTTCTGCGGATCAGTATCTCGTGTATAACGATACGAGCACTGTGAAACAGGAATAAATCGTGCATGCTCCTTGCCGATACCAATGGATGCCTTCGCAGTAAAGGCAATCTCCTGAGGTTCATGATTCGCACGCATCGGCTTGAGTACGGCAAGAAGAATATCTTTTTCGAAGAATGTCATATCATCCTTAGGAATTGTCTTTTCTTCTCCATCCTTACCAATCTTGTGAACCGCAGTAATATCACTTGATGTAACATCAAGAGTACTACTGCTTGTATTCTTTACATGAAGATGAAACATATAGTCAGAAGGTGCACCAAACTTCTCACTATTCCAGCGAATAGGAAGAAGACCAATACGGTCCGCAAGCATTTCATTTGTCATTGATGTACTATTCTTCAAAATACTTACATCCGTTGAGGTTCCCATAGAATTCATATTACTGCGGAATGCGACACTCTCAACTCCAGTAAGAACAAGTCTACGAATTGTATTTGCGTAGGTAACACTTGTGTTTTGTAGAGTAAATGTACATAGTTGAGTACCATCTACCTGAGTCACCTTCTTAAAGTTAATAAAGTGAGATTCAGCCATTTGTTATATTCTTTCTACTTGAACGAAGCTTTCAATTTTAGACCTCCGCGTCTCCAATGCGTGAATCAGTTCTGAGGAAAAGATAATGGAGTCTGCGTCCCCTCCCCACATTTGCTTCTATAGCAATAAGTGTCCATGGTCAAAAGCTTTTATTGAAGAGTTGGCAAAAACACCGTGGAAAAAGGAATTTCGTTATATTTGTGTTGACCCCGGTCCCCAGAGACCTCCGCTTCCTAAATGGCTTCAGAAGACACCGACACTTGTTATTCGTGGTGAAAAGGAGCCACGAACCGATGCTGATGTAATGAACTGGATATATGAGCGAAAGATGCGTGAAACAGCGTCGGCAGCACCAACGAAACAGGCTGATCCGGCAGCTGGAACCGAGCCAGAGGCATGGAATATGCTTGAACTTGGATCAGGTCTCGCATCAGGTGACTCGGTCTATAGTTTTATTGGATCGGATACATCTACAAATGGGGATGGTGGAGCATCGTTGCCTGGAACCTTTTCTTTCTTGAATGGGCAATCAGCACCTGGCTCTAAGGGGGGTGATGGATATTCAGGTGGTGGCGGTGGCGGCGGTGGCGGCGGCGGTGAAAAGAAGACAAAGCGTGAACAGATGTTTGATTCACAAATGGAGGAATATATGAAGCATCGTGATAATGGAATGCCAAAAGGTCCTGGGCGTACATAACTAAAATAAAGTATTATAGTAAATGGTAAATTACAAAACTAGAAAAAACAAGCCTCAAAGAGGTGGTGTTAATTCGAATATTGCTAAATTACTTTCTAAGAATTCTAATATAACTTCAACTTCTACATTAAACTCAGTAAAACGAGTTATGAAACAATATATAGCATCTCCATGGAATGCTATTGATAAAAATATCATGAATACTTCAGATTATGGACAAGTTTTGAACGAGTATAAAAAAATTAATCAGACTGTTAATAAAAAAGCTCTTTGTCAATCAAAGATAAATTCAACAAATCAAAGATATCTGTTTCAGCAAAAACTCTGTCAAAGCCACTCTGGTAATCTATTTGAACATAGTCAATGGTCTGCCCTCCAAATACTTAAATGGTCTAACGATCAAGATCCTGTAATGGACGGAGTTAATCTAAGAACAGCAGTAATAGCTGCATTTTTTCACGATATAGGAAAGGGAGGTGATTGCGTAACTACATGTAAAGATACGTGCTGGTTAAATATGTATGCATCTAAAAAATATAATGGCAAAGGAAATGCTATTCATCCAACATATAGTGGAGATATGATTTTGGGTAAAATTCCATTTCGTCTCTCATGTCAAAAATGTAATAATAACTGCGAGGTTAATATAAAAGATAGTATTAAGGAAGCATTTCCAGATATTTCAATTCAAGAAGTTGCTCTAGCTGCATTTATGCATTGGGAATTTGGAAAATTAAATATTCCTGGAAAATCTGAAGAAGAGAAAATAAGAATTTATTTAGAAAACTTTAAGGAATCGTGTGGAAAATGTGAATTAACGCCTACTTCCGATCTTCTTCGATTATGCATTGTGGTAGCCTGCGCAGATATTACAGCAGGTACAAATCGGCGTCTTCTACCTGCTGTAAATGGAATTATACCTGCGAATGAAAAATTTATTGGAAAAGATCCTTGGGTTATTTTTGGAATGGAGGCAAAATATTTAGAGTATAGAGAAAAAGTTTTAGCAGTTTTTGGAAACTAAATTCCCGGTATAATAGTCTAAAGATATTTCTAGACATTTTTATTAAGGATGTCCCAACCTAAGTCACGACTTGGATTTTTTAATGATAAGCTTATGGAGTTTTTTCGCGATCTAGCATACGCTTTTCCTGAGGAGCGTGACCTTCAGAAGGCGGTTGAATATATTGAAATGGCAAAGCGTTCGAATCCGAAACTTGTTCTCGATATGTTTCATCAGCATGTATATCTAGATGCTCATGAAATGATTGAGAAGGATGATGAAGATGGTGTTGTTACCTTCGCAAAGAAGAAGATTGAAAATGAATACAATGAGATATCCTCCGCACTTTCAATCTTTGATAAGCACTGGGCAAGTCTTGATAATTCAAATCGCGAAGCCATTTGGAAGTATCTCAAGGTTCTCTGTGTTCTTTGTGAGAAGGCTACCGCAAATGCGTGAAAAGCCACCTGCGAAAAGCCACTGCGTCAAAGCCACTGCGTCAAAGCCACCGCGTCAAAGCACGGCGTAAAGGAATCTACATCTTTCTCAAATAGATGCAATCCGTATTCGTGAAGAAATATGATGAGTTTTGTACAGACCTCCTTGGGGCGTGCCCAGAACTCACTGCCGAGATTACGGCTGCCCGTGCCCTCGCACCTGAAATGAAACTGAAGCGGTTCAAGGCTGAAGTGAGTGCCTCTCCGCAGCGTAAAGCGGAGAACTGTCCGAACATGGTTCTTCCTGGTGTAAAAATAACAAAGGTAATTTGGGATGAGTTATCTGAAAAGACGAAGACTGCGATTCAAGAATACCTTACACTTCTCTCCATGTGTTCACTGTATGAAGGAATGAGTGACATCAGTGGTGGACAAGGTGAGTTTATGAAGGGATTTATGGACCACTGGAAGGAGAAGCTTGCGGGCACTGATTTCAAGAAGCTTGCTGAGAAGTTTACTGAATTTCTGGGTAAATCAGGTCTTGGCAACGCTGCGGCGGCTGCTACTGGTGGTACAGGTCTGCCAAATCTCCCCGAGCGTTTCCTTAAGGGACAGATTGCGAAACTCGCCGAAGAACTTGTACGTGAGTTTACACCTGAAGATTTTGGCATGACTGCGGATGACATAAAGGCGTGTGAAACTAATCCGATGCGTGCTTTTGAAATACTAATGGAAGCATACACTACAAAGCCCGAAGTACTTCAGGTAGCGATGAAGAAGATTTCGAGTCGCATGCAGCAGAAGATTCAGCGTGGTGAACTCCGTCCTCAGGACCTCGCCGCAGAGGCTGAGGAGATTATGAAGGAGTGTACTGATAATCCTGCATTCAAGGAAATGATGGAGGGATTCCGTGGTGCATTTGGATTTGAAGATATGGATGCAGCACGTGAACAGGGTCGTGAGGGAAGTGCAAGAAGTGCTATTGTTCGTGCTCGTCTCCGTGCAAAGCTTGAAAAGAGAAAGGCAAAGAAGTAAAACCTAGCAAGCACTAGAGAGGGACATGAAAGTCACGCTTTGTGATCCATATGCTTGGGAAGACCCCTTGAATTTTCTTCGAAATGCATGGGGAAAGTCATTTCAGTGTGCGCAAGGACGCCGACCGTGCTATAGTGAAGTTCTGAATCAAATCATCTTTATTTATCTGTTTGCTTTCCTAGCAACGGCTCTTGTCGCAATCTTTCTTCAATACGGCATGGCAATTCCGATTGGTCTGATTTTTACAACACTCTACCTAATTCCTGCCTTCCGAACTCTACAGACGATTCAGTCAACAGGAGACCCTGGTTCATCACAGATTGAAAACTTCGATGATGTGGCACCCGTCCAGGCAGCATCTCCGGATGCGATGGAATTCACCCGTCCTACAGCATCAAACCCTTTCATGAATGTCTTAGTAAATGAGATTAAGTATAATCCTACAAAGCCGGCTGCTTATGATATAACTGACCCGAAGGTATCAAGCATGTTAGACGATGTTTTCCGTGTTCAGTTCACAAGTGACCCTACGGATGTATTTGGAAAGACACAGAGCCAGCGTCAGTTTGTTGCGATGCCGTCTACTACAGTTCCGAATGACCAGGGCTCATTTGCTGACTGGCTCTATCGTATTCCTGGAAAGACATGTAAGGAGGGTGGGCGGGACGCATGTCTACCTGGTACAGATGGCAGCCCTGTTGCGTGGCTTAATGCTGGACGCTGATGGACTTTGTCCTAAAAAGCTTTCTGAGTTGTAAGCTTCGCACCTTGCTTACATCTAAATCGTTTTAATGTTCTGCCCCGAGTCTGTAAAACTGACTTGGTACAGATTGCAATCGCAGCAGACTCGCGTGCTTTTGTGCCTTTGGCACCCGGTCGCAGCCTCATTGTCCTTCGTACAGCTTTGATACAGCGGCAGAATCTACGTGCCTGACTCTCTTTCATTCTATCTCGACACCATATTTTTCCCTTGTCTCAGTCAGAATGCAGGTGAACCGACTCACACACACTCGTGATGATCTCTGTGGAATTGAGTCTTATTACAAGCAATCGGTAGGTGTTGGTGCCTATTACACTCGTAATCTGGTCCCCGATTCACGTGTTGTCAATCCGCTCTCCGTAGATCAGCTCCAAATGTACCCGAAGGAGGGATATGGCTACAATAATAAGGCGATTGATGTAGACTCTGTTCTTCGTAATCAGCCCGAGTTCAAGAATAACCGCTGTAATATCCGCCCGCAGGCGCGTCCTTTCTTGAGTGTACCGTTTATGGGTACTGGTCGCGGAAATCCGGATGTAGAGAGCAATCTCCTACATAGTGAGATGGTACGTCAGGGCAAGGAGTGTGGCACGATAAGTGAACAGACCTTTGATGGACAGTATACACCCCTCATCCCGACACTCCAACAGAATATCCAGAACCCGAAGAACTTAGTCCCTGAGGTTGCTGCGAGTGGCTGGATACGTGGTGGTGTCCCGAGTCGCAATTACATCCGTGATGTAAATTGTTAAGCAGGAAAAGAATGGCGGGATACAGGCTTGATGGTCCGTTTGAACAACCCCCTGCGTGGGAGAAAAAAGAGAATCCGCAGGCATATGACCAGTCTCCTTTTTACTATGTTCACGCAAAGCCCGGTCGCAATATATTAGGTGTTGTTGGTGGAAATGAAGCGAGCCTAATAGTAGGGAATCAAGTGGATTTGGAATCCGATTTACGGAGATTAAATCTTCCAAATACATTTTGTCCCTCACGTCAATATCAACCTCCGAAGGAAGGAAATACAAAGATACAGCGTGATAATGTAAAAACAAAACAGAGTGTCGATACTACACTCAAGCACATACCTGCCATTCAGATGTGGGCATACCCTGTTACTCTTGGGCCTGAGCCTTTGAAGACAAATGCATGTGGAACACCTGAACGTTACTAACGTAACGCATATGCCAAAAGGCATGAACGTTACTAAGGCAATACGATGATGACTTTGGTCTGAGTATTACCAAATAGCGTATATGAAGGTACGACATCTGGCAGATTCTAATAAAAGCCCCGTGGCTTTGTTAAATGTAGTGATTTTCAAAATCCCTACATTTGAATAGTAGTAATGGAAGTCTCCCCGAAACAACAAGCCCTTACACGTCTCCGCAATGATGACTTTCGTCAGGCAGATGACCAGCGCATCACAAGCTATGCTCTACGCTATTATCTTGGTAAGCCGAATCATCAATGTGATGTATCCTTTCCTGTAGAAGCGACGACTCGCATTCAGTTCGCAGGTGACAGTTTTCCTCAAGGCAAATGGCGCACAGATGTGGAGTCAGATCTGAAGAATATTAATCGCCTCGGCACTCGTGTACGCTCAGATGCGCATCAGTATAATCCTGCGACAAATGAATTCAATAATACAACCTACACGGCTGCTCCCGATTCGTCAATTCCTATGGGATTTAATAAACTTACGAACCCCCCATGCACTCTCCGGGCTACGGGATGGAATCGTTGGATAGATATGCCTCATCAAGCTCAAGCAACCTTTGAGACACCGTTTGATTTCCTCATACCAAGCCGCGATCTCGACAAGGAGCGTTGTAGAACGCATTAAAGTAGAGTAGAGGTAGAAGCCATGGAGGTCGCAACCATTTTAACACTAGCAGGTCTTGGGTATCTTGTTACTCAAGGCACTAAACCAGTAAAAAAATCAAGAAAGTCTGAAGGATTTCAGTCGTATGCCTATCCTTCACCTCCTACAAGCGCCCTTTCACAAACTCCGTCTGGTGGTTCACCGCAATCCTCGCCCTCCCAGCTCGACCAACAGTTTCAGACGGTCTATGGAAAAACATATCCGTCACAGCCAAATCCGGCGACCGCTTCAGGCATGATTCCTACAGACTATGGACGGACAGCTCCTCAGTTCGTCAATCTCGCATCGACCCCTGCTATGGAGCCAAATCAGGAATCCGCAAATGCTCGCATGTTTATGCCTGTACCGCAGTCACCCGATGCGGTGAGACCCTCTGTTGCAATGAATTCCCCTGGCATTGAAAAGAACCCGAACTATCTGAGTGGCGATACTGTAATTAGCCCTCTAAGTGGACAGAGCATGTCTACAAAGGACTTTACACACAACAATATGCAGCCATTCTATGGTGGTCGTGTAAAGCAAAACATGAATATTGACACAAATACGAGCATCCTTGATTCCTTCACTGGCGCAGGAAGTACGCAAATCAAGAAGCAGGAAGTGGAGTCCATGTTTGACAGCAATAAGTCACCCTTCGGCAATCCTTTCGGAATGGAGGACAATACTGATTTTTTCCAGAGTCGCATGGAAGACCCTGCGATGCGTCGTCGTGATGGTGAGCGTCCATTTGAGCCGGTAAAAGTAGGTGCGGGCATTGGAGAGAAGTTTGGTTCCACAGGCAAAGGTGGATTTCAGCAGTATGAGGTAAACGAACAAATGATTAATAATATCCGCCGCACCGATGACCTTCGTACTGCGGATAATCCGAAACTCTCCTACAAGGGCACCGTGATAAGTGGACAGCAGTTTGTTGGCAAGTCGATGGAGAATCCTGGCGAGGTTCGTAAGTACAAGCCTGACGGCTTCTTTGTAGACCAGGAAGGTGAGCGTTTCATTGGTGCTTTCTCAGAGGAGTCACAGCGTGAGTCAGTACGTCCCGTTCAAGTCATGCCCTACACAACACGTGCGGATACCACAACAGAAATTATTGGTCCTGCTGCGAGTCAGGAGTTCGGTGAAAACTACGTGACAGGCTCATATCGTACACCAATGCATCAGCAGTTTGGTGGAGCGGGTATGCGTAATGCGGATATGTCAACCTATACGAGTGCGAATACAGATGCGCCTGAGAATGACTATGGTCGTTCAGGATATGAAGTACGTCCAAATGAGCGTTACTATACGACGGACCGTGTTGTAGGACTCAACGTAACACCTGCGGATAATGGTGCTCATACAGTTCACTATTCAGATGACTCACGTCCTACACGTCGTGAGGAGACGAGTGGAAATATCCGCCAGACAGGCACACCTGTTGGCTACGCAGGTGGTGCTCCTGCTATCACGGTCTGGGACCCTACAGATGTTGCGCGTACAACAGTCAAGGAGACAACAGTTAAGTGGGACTACAGAGGTATTGCTGCGCCTGCGGATGGACCGACTCGCCTCACAGTGTATGACCCTGATGACATTGCGCGCCCTACACAGAAGCACCAGATTTCAGCCAAGTCTGAGTACTATGGTGGTGTGAAGGCGGCAACGGAGAAGTTCACAAGCCACCAGTCTGCATACAATATGCGCCTCAATCCGAGCAAGGAGGCGGTACGTAAACTACGTAAACCGTTTGCTGGTAACGGTGGAATTGGCACATTCAACTCAAATGTTAAACAGACATCAAAGAAACTCGATACCGATATTATTGATGACCGTGCCCTTGCCGTAAATAATGTTGTTGGATTACCACCTGGAGCGGGTGATATAGGTCAGGTGAAGTACCGCGCCCCTCTCAAACTTGATATTAGCATGGAGCGCAATATGCCGGTGATTGTAGATGCGGTCAATCGCAATCCTTTACAGCAGAGCTTACAGCGGAATGCGGAACATGATGAGGCACTGCTTGCGCAGTATCTGAATGCTAGGGCATAGACGTAAGTAGCATACCTCTTCTTGAACCATCTCCTTCTATTAAATAAAAATCAATAAGAGGTCTTTCTAGATGTATACCATATAACTTTTGAAAGAGCATAGCTTCTGGAATAGGGAAATTATCTACATGAACCCCAATCCATTTTTCATATACAGAACAATATATATCCATCATGGAGGGTGTTCCAAAGGCAAACCAATCACAGAGCGTCTCTTCAAACTCACACAGTACACGACTTGATTTAGGAATACATAAAAACTCTTTTTTAGAACGAATACTCTCTTGACATTTTAAAAAAGGATTTTCCTCAATGATAGAATCCGTTCTATACCGCATAACAAGGTCATACTTAATATTCATTTTTGCTTCATATTCCTTTCGAATACGATTTACTTGAAATATTGAGTACCACATTGGCATACAACGCGGATATTTATGAAGATGTGTTAAAGTAGAAAAATCTTCGACTACATATGATACAGGTTTATATATATTTAATCCATCCATATGGCTGTGTACAAACATTGACATATTCCAATTACCCCTTTCTTTAACTGGAAATGTACCATGAGAGGTTGTATCACGCTTCCAAGTATGAATAAAAATATCAACCTGAACTTCAGGAACTGAGCAGATATTTTTCATCAGTTTTTCAAATGAGTGATGAAGTACTCTAAAATCACCTGAAATTTGTAAGGCAACCCGCATACTAAATATATTAAATCTCTATTTAAACTGATACGTAGAGAATATAAATAATACTACATGCCACAGCCCGCTTGGCTTGTTGCTGGTCCTCCTGGATCAGGTAAATCCACCTTTATTCGCTCAGAAGCGCAAAGACGTGGAATTAATCTTCTTCACTGGAATGCACGTGTAGACAGGTCACTTCGTGATGGACGTGACCGTCTACATATTCAAGTAAGGTCACGAGAGGCATCAATTCTCTGGATTGAGGGTGTGGAAGACCTTACGCAGGAAGCACAGGCGTTTCTACGTCGTATTTTGGAAACTGCTATGCCCCAAGTTCTCTGTATCCTGGAATCAACGGAGCCATGGCGTATTTCACCTCCTGTGCTCTCACGTTGTATTTACAAGGAGGTGCGTTCATGGAAGAACTCAATGAAGACACAGATAGAACCACCAAGCCTTGAAGGTATATTAACAGCATGGAATAAAGGCGAGGATCCTGTCCTTCTTCTTCAAAAGGTTTTAGAGACAAAAGGATTTATTTCACAGGAACTTGTACTTGAAGCGTATCGTCGATGGGGCAATGGAATCAGTCCATGGCTACTTCTTACATGGCTTGTTGCGGAACAGAAGGCGGCTACTGCCTGCGTTTAAGGACCCTTTGATAGGAAAGGCTATCTCTTTAGAGAAAGCATGAACGTTGGTGGCGATTCAATCAATGTCTACGCAGAAGCAAAGACTGAGTATACACGCCAGCTTTGCCAGATTCTATCACCGGCTTTTCAAATCTATTTTTTAGATTTATTGAAAATTGCCAAGGATAAAGAACCCGAGGCAAAGAGACTCCTATGGAACTTTCAAGCGCTGCTACAGGAGATTCCGGATTGGAATCAGGATAAGGTTCTTAGAGAAACAGAGAAGATTCAGCGGGACTCGAACTGTGATTACCTTGATGAACTTCTTACAGCGGTCTTTATTGCCCACACAAAGGTGCTTTCAGCAATTCGGATTACTACGAAACAAAAGAAGCTTCAAATTACGATTCCGAAGCTCGACCACTTTGTTCACCGTACACTGAGGGAAACAGGTCGTCTTTTGTGGAATAATGCCTTTTTATTTGCTGAGCAAGGGTCCGCGATGGATCGTCAGAAGAATATGCGCCAGGTTGAAGGATTAATTGTTGAAGGAATCCAACAGTCCATTCGTAGTTTGCTACCTGTAAAGACTATTCTTCGCGAGTATCTTAATGATACGGATGGTGCTGAGGATGAGGATGAGGATGGAAAGGATGATATTGCAGATACAGAGGTGGTGGTCGCAACGGAGCCTGAAGTCAAAGTGGAGGTAAAGGCTGAGGTAAAGGAAGAGGTAAAGCCTGAGGTAAAGGAAGAAGTCAAGGAGGAGGTAAAGATTGACTCAACCACGCAATCAATTCAGGGTCCTAAGAGCTCTATGAAATCGACCGTTACGGTCAATAAGGAGGCGAGTGTAACACCTGAGATAGTCGCCAGTTCTCCCCAAACACTTGTAGTTGATACGGAGCCTACGGTAAGTTTCACAAATATGGATACAATCTTCGATAGTAATGATTTGGAAGGGAATGAAATTGCCGCCCATTCTATGTTTGAAGATGGCGAAGTTGATAAAATTGAGATGCTCAATCTACCTCCGGAAGAAATTGATGGATTTGAAGATTTAGATTCAGGGTCTGCGATTGAATTTGAGGAAATAAACGCCTAAAAGTTTTCTAGTGGAGGGCAGTTAAATGTTTGGCACGAACACGCCTCTTTTTCTTACAGTTCTGCTTGGCGGTTTACTTTTATCGGCACTTGGAACTGCGCAAACAATTTATTATCAAGGTGAGCCCTTTCAAATGAAGGGTGCCATTCGTGATTTCTGTATTGGTGCCATTATGGTTACATTTCTATATCAAATGATTCCTGACTCAGTCGTATCAGTAGGTACTTTTCTTTCAGGATTTAAGATGCCTGAACTCCCGACAATGTCAGGTGCCACGCCTGCGTCTACAAAAATGGTAGGCTCCGAAACGGACTTTGATCTTCAGACTGGAGTTCCGAGGTTTTAAATCTGTTGTTATTTTATAGAAATGAACGCTCCTACTAATGGCATGAATGAGACTAATGCTCGTGCAGCGGCTTTATTTGGTAATAATAACAGTGCTGCTTCAGTAGCTGCAAATCAGGTAATGGCAAATGCTAAGATGCCTCAGATGTCTCATATGGGTGGACGCCGCAACCGTAAGAACCGCAGCACGCGTAAGAATCGTAAGAACCGTGGCACGCGTAAGAATCGCAATAACCGCAAGAGCCGTGTGAATCGCCGTTAGATATGATTGGATAAAGTATAACTTTACTAAATCAAATCACTAATTAGAAATGTCCGACAAGCACTACGAGACAACTGCAAATGGCGCGATGATGTGGGCTAAGTCTGAATTGGAACATGTTGGGCGTATTGCTGGTGTTAAGGACAAGGACCTCCAATACTCCTACGCAATGAGTACACTCTACGGAATGGCACATCTTAAAGATGCCTTATTTGAACTTGTAATTGACCCGGCATATAAGCATCATAAACAGGACCTGCTCCGTACTCATGATACTGTTATACGTGTAATGAAACATTTATGTAAGGAATATAGGCTAAATTTAAATGCAATTCGTGCTTTTAATGAACGCAAAGTATTAAGTAATTTAAGCTATTTAACAAAGGGTACAAAAACCCGGTCTAATAGAAAAAGTGGACGTAAAACTCGTAGTAAAAAAAACTAATGTAACTAAATAGTATGATCGCTACAAGAAAGAAAACATCAAGAAGACCATATCAAAAAACACGTAAAATTCAAAAAGGTGGATTTTCTATAGGTTTATTCAAACCACTACTGCAAAGGGGTACTTATTTAGCACGTAAACAATTTATTTTAGCAGTTGAACAAGCACGAAATATAGAGAGGAGACGTCCTAAAGTACTTGTAAAGAGATCTCCTGAAGAAATAGTAGATTCTGTAAAAATTGCATTAAGACCATCAAGTATAGCTAGTACATTTTTTGGTATAGGTGCTCGCTTTGGACTTATATCTCCTTTTATTGAATCCGCATTTAATTTACCTCCTCATATAAATACTCCAATTACTACAACTGTAGCATTTGCCGAATTAATTGCCTTAGTTAAGGGAGACAAAAACATTCGTGATCCACTCTTTAGTGATAAATCTGCCAAACTTCAATTAAATAAATATAAAGAGCAAGGACAACAAGTATTTAAAAATATTAAAAATTTTGGAACTAGAATACGTGAAAGTTGGGAAGAATATCATTTGGGATCTGGCATTAATTATTCAAACTCTAATCTTGTTTTTGGTAGTTATGACGATAATATATTGAATTTAACTCCTATTAATATTGCAATTGCAGGTGGTGCTACAGCTAAACAAGCACGTGAACTAAATACAAAAATTGCAGAAACACTTTTACATGTTTCAATGGAAGGGTTGGACATGATTTTTAAACTAGCAATTGTAGCTGCTTTTGTCACAGGTGGACCAATGGCAGCATTTGAAGCTACAGGTATTCCCCATATGAGAAAAATGGCAATGGGTTTATTTCAAACATCTCGAAGTATAATAACTATAGTGGAGACAGAAGGATTTTTAAATACATCATTAAAAGCATTAAGTGAATTACGTAAAACCTTCCTAATAGAAGTAGTTCCTCATAGTAGCGAAGTACGTATTATACTTGCTACTGAAGATATACTAGAAAAAGCTAGAAAATTTGTGCAAACTCAAGTAGAAATTGCAGAAGCTTTAAAAGCAGGTGTACAGGATCTAACTAAACTTAAAGTAGCTGAAGCAGAGATAGTTGCTACAACTCGAGCATATGAAGTTGCTCAAGAAAATTTCTTAAAGGTGGGAGGAACTCGTGAGCTATTAATTAAAGTAGAATTGGAAATAGTACATAATATAGGTGAATCAAAAAAGTTTATAAGCGAAACAGAGATCCTGGTAAAAAGTTTTGAAGAAGCGAAAGTAGTTGTTGAAAAACAGTTACAGAACCCAATAATGACTATAGAGAAAAGATCAGAATTACAAGCTTTTCTGGCAGAAACAAATACAAATCTTAATAAACTAAAAGATACTTTACTTGAAGCACAGAAACTATATGAGATTAAACTTAGTAGTGCAAATGTATCATCTGCGAAAGCTGCTGCAGTTGTAGCAAAGGATAATTATCTTGAAGCAACTGAAATGGAAAGTATGTTTAAGCTTAGACAAGAGGCATTAACTGCACAAGATGGTGGACAAGCAAAGGCTTTATATAAAGCAAAAGTCTTAAGTAATAATCGACGTCTGAAGACAGTCGTAAAAGCAGCAAATAACTATACAGCGGCAATCAAAGACTGCGAAATACTACGATCACGGATATTTACAGGATGTGGTCTAATTATTGGAGGTAGACAAGTAGGAGGTGCTTCTCCAGATTCATGCGGTGAATTACTAAGAATGCTGAGTGATGCAATTATTAAAGCAAAAGAAGCAAAGGAAGTTTTAACAAAAGCAGTAAAACCTGTTAACCCCAGACCAGCATCCGCAAGTAAAATAGAAGAAATTAATCAAAAATTAAAAAATGCAAAAGAAGCAGCACAAACAGCAGCACAAACAAACCCTGGATCATTTAACATAAAGAGTTGGTTCTCGCAACAGACTAAATATCCTGGAATTGTATATCTTGATGACGTGAAACTCCCTAAAGGTGTAAATCTAAATCCCAAAGAAACTGAATATATTGAAACTTTTTTGAAGGGACTGCAGAAAAAAGACTCATTTTCACAAGCTCAGAAATTAAGCTGGAAAAAACTACCAGATACCGTTGTGAAAGCATTAACCCCTGATCAATTAAAAATATATATACGATCACAAGGTGATGTTACACCAGATATATTACGCGGCTTAACACGATTATTACAAGAGAGAGCCCTTTCATTAAAGGAACCAGTCAATGGTAATCTAAGTATTATACCCAGAAAAACTAATCTAGAGTATTATACTATGGAAAATCTAAGTGATTCAGAAAGAACTACAATGGGAAACTATCTACTTCGAGAATATGGAAAACCAACGTTTGGAAAGATAAAAAGAGCTAAACCAGGAGGAGGATGCATTCCGCCATGCGAATTAGATCATAAAGTGCCTATTCACGCATTTAGTACAGCATTGACTAAATATGCTGCAGGCGGAGGAAAAGTCGATGAAGAGCTTCTACGAAGAGTATCAAAACTACTACATGATGAAAGCAATCTTGTATGGATACCAAAAGAAAAGAATTTACAATATGGACAAGAACTTAAGAGAGGTATGAAAATAATATTAGAAAGTACAGACGCAAATCCAAATCCATTACCAACATCTGAGGGTATGAAACGACTTATAGAAAATTTAGAAGCTCTTGTAGGTACAATATCTCCAACAGGTCAAGCAGGAGGTGGTATTAATGAAGATCTAACTAAATTAAAATTAATATTAACAAAATTTATAGCATGTTTAAAAAATAATGTATGTGATGAAGAAACAAAAGAATTTATTAGACTTTATTTAAATTCAATAGAAACGGATGAAGAAATACAAAAAGAAACAGAAGAAGAAACCGCACTAGCAGAAGCACTAGAAGCACCAGAAGCACCAGAAGCACCAGAAGCACCAGAAGCACCAGAAGCACCAGAAGTACCAGAAGCACCAGAAGCACCAGAAGCACCTGTAGCAGCAGAAGCACCAGAAGCACCAGAAGCACCAGAAGAGCGTTCAAAAATGGACAATCTTGATGGAGGAGCTCGCAGAAACAGAACAAGAAAACATAAACACTAAACTTTTTGATCTACAATCGTTTTACGATCACCAATCAAAAAAAGAGACTATATACTTTCGCGTTTTTCGGATATCCCTTCACTTTAAAACCACTAAACGGCTTCTTTTCAAGTTGGTCTCGCGGTCGCGCCATATGACACTCTTCAGCAATCACCTTATATAAATCAAAACTCGGATACTTTTCATTTCCATCACCGTCAATTAGCACATTCTCCCGCCTGTCTGTAACCATCCATGTCCACATCGTATTAAATAAATCTGAATCCGTTTCGCGCATCTCCAGACCTTCCTCAGATGACATTATACGACCACCCTTCTTTTCCTCCATTGTATGAGGAAAAATCGCCTCAAATAAACTTACAGCCAGGCGACAGAGGTCAAAAGAAGGATTCGGCGTAACAAGTGTACCCTTATTTACACAAATCTCTCCAAAGTTATATTGTGTCGCAGCATCATTCCCAATGCGAAAATCATCACTACAGACAACTTTATCACCAAGACGAAAAATCGCACGACCAAAATCAATAATACGAAAAATCTTTCCATATGTCGGTACTTTCCATGTGGTCCGATCACGTTTCTGATAATAGAGAAATTCCTTGTCCGTATTTGACCAAACAATATTATTTGAATGAAGGTCATTATGTGTTAAAGACATTGTGTGCTGCATCGTACAAAGAGCAGCAATAACCTGAAAGAGCCACGCAGACCACTTTGCTTCCCACTCAGGCTCACCAGGCTCAGTACCCATAAGAGAATGATTCTCAAGAAAATCATCCATAACACCTTCTGATTTTTCAATATACATCAGCATTACAGGAAAATTAGTAAACTCGGCAGAAAAATGAGGAACGTCATGTTCTTCAGATTCATCCTCAGACTCAGATTCAGAAGATTGGCTGTGAAAACTCAGATTATCCGCAGTATGAATACTTGCTTTATCATCTTTTACTGATTCGGCTTTTAGAGATTCATCACCTGATGTATCGGTATCAGAATCATCTTCTGAATTTGTAGTATCATTATTGATAAATGAGGGACGCTTGGTAAAAAACTCCTTTTCAGACTCTGTTTCATCTTTCCATTCGGCATGAAGAAGAAACTTCCTCGCATCGAGACCCTTCCAGAACCAGCGTGTATTTCTAAAACTATCATAGTCTTCGCTAATGTTGAAACTATATGTATCTGCGATCGCAGTCATAGAGCCATAAAAGAAAGGAAAATGCGGTGAAAGATCCAGTTCACGTAGACGAGAAAGGCTGAAATAAGTGACCGCTTCTACATATGCCTGATTCATAGGATCCTTTAGTTTTTCTTGAGTTCTAGTCCATGCCTTTGCTCTTACTGTATTCGCAGGAGTCTTTGAGAATTCGTACCGACCTTTCATCCAACGAATTGGATCCAATAGATGGGTGATTTTACAATACGCTGTCTCCCTATGAGAACTCTCTTCATTTCCAACAGTCACTTCACATTCACCTTTTTTTGCATCTGAGGTTTGTCCCTGCCACCGCCATTTATGGTCGAGCCATACTTGAGAATTTTCTCCAACTCCTAGAAGCCTGTAACCCGGATGAGATAGACTTAGATTTCTGTATCCAGAAAGTTGGGTTACTTGTTCCGATGTTAGATGTTGCCGAACCAGTGTTACAGGCGGAGGAATCATACTCTGAAACACCGCATCCCATTTTTCTTTTGACATTCCTTCTGGTCGGGGTTAAGGATTGGGTTAGATTTCTAAAACGCGTTTACCGCCCCTATACAGAATGGCAGCCGCCTCCTCTATGAATTTATCCTCCGCAAGTTTGAGATAAAAAAGATTTCTCAAGAAGTAGAAAAGCAAAACAAAATTGACCCTCTCAAAAAAAAATTGATTTCTAAATAGATAGAAAAAATGGTACAAAAGACACGTAAATTAGGCGGAGGTCCACTTAATAGAGCAGGAATGATGGTTGGAAAACAATTAATGACAAAGGCTGTACAGGGAGCACTAAAACAGTCTCAGCCACTGGCACAAACTGTTTTTAAAATGGCCCCCGCCGCCTTTTCAACACAGGCAGCAACACAGGCAGCAACACAGGCAGCAACATGGACAAAAGAAAATCCTTATATGTCCCCATCAAATGAGACATTTTTAAATGTTATAAATTATAGTCATAAAGGTCTAACAGGTAAAAATTTAAATATTAGAAGAAAAATCTCAAAAGTTGGTTCAGATATTGGAAATGCTTTTAAAAATAGCAATGAATATTATAATTCACATTCTAATCATGTACCTGGAACAGCAAGTGCTCACAGAAAAATAATGGCCGGTTTACTAGCAGGTTCAGCATATGGCATGTATGATTTGCGCCAAAAAGGAATAAATAAATCGCAAAAAAATAAAAAGACTCATGAAAATACTTTTCAAGGTGGTAGAAAATATAGAAAAGTCCATACACGCAAACTTAAAAAGCGTAGCAACTAAAAATCTCGTTTGCTGTCCCTATACAGAATGGCAGCAGCATCCGCTATGAATGTATCCCTCCGCAAGTTCGAGATGAAGAAGATTCCTCAAGATGCCGTCGCAGTTTTTATTGGGCGTCGTCGTACGGGTAAGAGTACCCTTGTTCGTGACCTACTCTACCACCACCAGAATATGCCCCTCGGTACTGTAATTAGCGGTACAGAGGAGTCAAATAGTTTCTATAGTCAAATGATTCCGCCTCTCTTCATTCATGGAGAGTTCAGTCCAGTAATCCTCGCAAACTTTTGTAAACGCCAGAAACTCGTGATGCACAAAATCCAGCAGGACCTTGCCGTTGGTAAACAGAGTAAGATTGACCCCCGTTCCTTTATGATTCTCGACGACTGTATGTACGACGATTCCTGGACTCACGATAAGAACATTAAATATCTCTTCATGAACGGTCGTTGGCTCAAGGTCTTCTTTTTGATTACTATGCAGTACCCGCTCGGTATTCAACCGGCCCTCCGAACAAACGTAGACTATGTTTTCATTCTTCGTGAACCCTATATGTCAAATCGTAAACGTATCTTTGATAACTACGGCTCCGCATTTCCCTCCTTTGAGTTTTTCTGCCAGGTTATGGACCAATGTACACAGAACTATGAATGTCTCGTCATTGACAATACATCACAGAGTAATAAACTCGAAGATTGTATTTTCTGGTACAAGGCTGAAATGCATCCTGAGAAATTCCGCATTGGAGCACCTGAGTTCTGGCAACATAGTGAACAACATTATCGCGATAAAGGTGAAGAAGATATTAACCAGTATGACCCGAGTGCAGCACGTAGACTGAAGGGACCTCCTATAAATGTTCGTAAGAGTAATTAGTGAATTTGAATAATCCGATTCCACGGTAGGAATGAAGAGTGACACAATTGCGATTTTAATACTACTGTTTTTTGCGTGTGTTCTTATGGGTTGGTATACAGTTGAAGGACGCATGGAAGGATTTGAATCAGGAGAAGGTCAAATGTGTGGTGTTGATATGGCTCCGTGTGCTCATGGAACAAAGTGTATGAATGGATATTGTGTATCACTTGCTGCTCCCATGCTTCCTACAAGTTCAGGGCTTAGTGTTGAACCCTCCGATCTAGGCAATCCTGGAGGCTTTCTACACACTGAGTAGAATGGTTAAGATGTTTCGGTTAGGTGTGGCGGGCTGTGCGCTTGTTATTTTATTTGCGGTACTACTGATTATGCCGTGGCTGCGTAGTACATTCCCCGGTCTCGTACAAGGATTCTCCAACTACGATTGTAAGCGTGAGACACAGTGCCCTGAGGGAACATTCTGCCAGCGTGACCAATGTATCTCTATTGCGCCGCCGATGGATAGTTCGGGTGCTGTAGGTGCGTCTTCGTAAATATCTGTTCTATGTTTTTTCAAAAAACTGTAAACAGAATCTAATCCTTCTTGTCTTCCTTCTTGCGCTCCATCGCTAAGTCGGCGGGACCACTGAACATGCTCGCATAGGAACCAACACCCGCCGTAAAAGGAGAAGCATCGGCAGCCGCATTACTTGCCCCCTCAGTTACCTCCTCTGTTACCCCCCCTGTTACCCCCTGAGTCCCCTGTAGGTTCTGACCCGCCATACCCTTCACACCCTTCTGGCGCTGCTCCGAGTAAAACGTATCACGCGCGGACTCATTCTCCTTGTACTTCTTCATGAGCGTATTGAGCTGGTCCTCGGCATACTCCTGTTCCGCAACAGCATTCGGATTAGGGTCCCACGGTAGCCACTTGCCAACCTCACCAACAAATACATTGTGAATCGTGTCATTGCGCTGGAGCTTCTTAGAACGTGCCACGGCTTCTCCCTGAGAAGCATAGACTCCACGAATCTTCAGTCCACGAACACTTGTCTTAAAGTTATTCTTCGCAAAGAATTCCTCCTCAAGGCGAGTACCATTCTTGTAAAGGAAATCATCATACGCTTCCTCAATTGTAGTTGACTTAATCTCCTGCTGATTCTTACGTACATAACCCTCCAAGTCAGCCAGTACAACCTCCATCTTTACCTGGCTGGAACGGCAGATAAGAGCAACTCCAGACAGATCGAGCTTCTCTGACTTTACCGCCTCTGCCTCCAGCTTTGAGTTGACAGAACGAACTGTGTCTGCAAGAAATGCCTCAAGCTTTTTTGTCTTATACTGAATTTCATAATCCTTTACAAAACTCGAAAAGAGGAAAGCATCTTTACTGGCAAGTGTCTTCTCCGGACTCAAAAAACTCAGTAAACAGAATTTCTGACCAGGGATTTCCTGATCTTCCTCAAGATAGTCCTCCTTCTCAGTATAGTTGGTCTCCTTTGACATTCTAAGGGCTTACTGGTATATTTCTTTAGGGGGTTTCCACGCAGCTGCGCCCAACTTTTTTCTCACGGAGAAATATAATAATGGATCTCGCCGAAGTTCTCAATCGCGCCATCAAGTATCTAATTGAGGGTATCGCCGTCGGTCTCGCTGCCGTCCTGGTTCCCCGGAAGGGCATTGACTTCCAGGAGGTTGTCGCCATCGCCATCGTCGCTGCGGCCGTTTTCGCCGTGCTCGACCTTGTCTCTCCGTCAATTGGTGTAACAGCTCGCCAGGGTGCTGGCTTCGGCATTGGTGCGAACCTAGTAGGCTTCCCGCGGTAAGCGCAGCGACCCTTCAGGGTAAGCGCAGCGACTTTTTATAAAAAAAATGAACATACTTATTATTTATCTATGATATAGATAAATAGAAATGCGTATGTCAACTACACGACTGGCTATTTGTGTACTTGTGGTGGTTGTTCTTCTCGCAGGTTTAACAAGAATGCGTTCATATTTTGAGGGATTTAAAATGGATCCAAATGCTAATAATACTCTGAGTCCGAATACACCTACAAATAATCCACCAGTACAGTATATAGCTCCTCAAGGACAAGCTATGATGGCTCCTCAAGGACAAGCTATGATGGCTCCTCAAGGACAAGCTATGATGGCTCCTCAAGGACAAGCTATGATGGCTCCTCAAGGACAAGCTATGATGGCTCCTAATAGCTATGATCCAAATGCCTATGCGGGACAAGCTATGATGATGGATCCTCAAGGAAATCCTATGATGATGGCTCCTCAGGGAAATCCTATGAAGATGGCTTCTCAAGGACAACCTCTCATGCCCCCTATGGCTTTACCAATTGATGCGCAAATTATGTTGCCTATCCAATCTCCTGTCTTTGCGAGAAGCAGAGTAAATAATCAACCGATGGGCGCACCTTACCAACCCGCTCAACCTATGCAGAATCCAGGTGAGCAAGTAGGTCCCACAAAAGTACTGTAAATCCCTACTTAATCTCATTCTACGATAGAATGCGTCTATCCAATACAGCCCTTATCCTCGTTATTTTTGCTTCAGCAATCCTCCTCTCTGTGATAAGCCCGCTTCGCGAGTTTTTCACATCTCCTGGTACTATGGTACAACTCGCAACAAGTCATGTTCCCACAGCAGAAGACTATAATTACTACAATAATGACTATCCTCGTGTTGTTCGTCGTGAAATTGCAGAAATGACCGGTGAAGATCCTGGACAACTCCACCCCTGGACATTTCCGTATGGTAGTCGCTAGGCTTAAAAAATCATAAAGAGAGAATACAGTCATTATGGAAAACTTAATTCTGTATACATCCCCCTTTTCAAAACATCGAATTGGCAGACCCAATGATGGTGGATACGTTATTGTTAATTTACCTGGCACATATGATTTATTTATATCAGGCGGAATAAATGATGATACGAGTTTTGAAGAACATTTTGTAAGTCTCTATCCAGATGTATCCTGCTACGCCTTTGATGGAACAATTAATGCCTTACCTGTTCCAAGTGAAAAAATCAACTTTGTAAAGAAGAATTTAGGTGCAACGAATACTGATACTCTTACAGATTTACATGAATATATGAGACAGTCAACTGATATTTTCATGAAAATGGATATTGAGGGACACGAATATCGGATTATGCCTACATTTATACAGAGTAATTATATACAGAAAATTAAACAACTTGTCATTGAAATTCATACTCCTGGTGATATACAACTCTATCCTGATTATTTTAAGGGGCTGTCCGATATTCAAAATGAACACATGTTTGATTTATTAAAAAAAATAAATAAGACACATACGCTGGTTCATTTTCATGCAAATAATGGTTGTAAAATTCAAACGGTAGAAGGAATTCTTTTACCGCATGTATATGAACTCACATTTATACGAAATGAGTTTGTAGCTGAAAAGGTGCGAAATACGGATGCACTTCCTACAAAGTTAGATATGCGAAATATTAAAGAGAAACCCGACTACTTTTTATTTGGACATCCGTATACCATATCGGGTGGAGTCTTAAATTGACCTCACAAACTGCCAATCTAGGTCTTCACAGATTTTCTGCCAGATTTTATCCTGTGTATAGAGTTTATCACGATTTTTCAGAAGTGGAAAATTCGGTAAATAATCATCAAGTTCCAAAAGTTCACAGAACTTATAGAGAACATAGGAATACGAAAGAAAATTGCTCCGTCCCTTCGGGCAATGCTTCTGAAAATGCGGCTGAATTTCCTTAAACATATACCGCAACTTTTCTTCAATCTCACGATTCATCACAGGGGCATTCTTGCCATTGAGACGATTTGTAATATGAGGAACGTGTTCATAATATTTATTCGCCTTAATTTTCTTTAAAATCTCACGAATCTTCGCAGGCTTCAGACCTTCAAGCTGCGTAATCCGCTCTTTCTTCAGTTCCAGGAGAATCTGGTCATAGATATCTTGTGGAATATCGGTACACTCTTTTGCCTGGAATTGTGCGAGCCATTCATTGAAATGATTAATGCGTTTGTATGCATAATAACTCACTTCACGAGGCGGATCCTTGTAACTCGGCTTATCACTATCCATCAGAACAAACTCCTGATTTCCGCATGCCGTACAACTAAACATGGCTTCATTTGAACTAAAAATCATTTCAGCTGAGCATAAATCACATAGACCAAATCCACTTTCAGCTTCAACTGATGTATTTCGTGCATGCCCAGGGTCAACTTTCTGTAGATATTTATCGAGGAGTTTATCGCGCTGTAAATTCTCACCCTTAATCTCCTTTTTCAGTTCCGCCAGGGCTACTCCTGTTTCACCTGCCGCTTCTTGAAGTGCCGCGAGGACACTCCCCGGCTTCACATAACTTCTGGTGGTTTGAAGACTCTCTACACCATTCTGAATCTTCTCTTGGATATCATAATACGTATAAAGTATATCGCCAGTTTCCAAGAAATAGTTCAACATATCCTCCTCTTTTGTGATTGATTGAATCTCACGCTTCACTTCACGAAGCTTATTCTCCTTAAGATTTCGTTCAATTATATTCTCACATGTCTCAATTTCTCGAAGGAGTTGTTTTTCATGTAGTTTTAATGAAGTAACTCCCTCTTTTTGTTCCAAAAGCTGGGACATTTTTACCTGGTGAATCGCATCTAGCGTAGTACGAGCCTCCGGATTAGAACGCTTTGTTGGTCTTATTTTGAAGTAGGGTTCTCCCATACTAAACTCTATTCAGATTTCTTGAATCTGTTTAGGCTTCAAAGAGAATTTTTCTCTTTGCGCCAAAATTATTTTCTAAGTTGAGGTTATAAACTAAAATGACAGGAGGTGGTCTTATGCAACTTGTAGCTTATGGTGCGCAGGATGTTTACCTCACGGGCAACCCCCAGATCACCTTCTTCAAGGTGGTCTACCGTCGCCACACGAACTTCGCCATGGAGGCGATTGAGAACCCGTGGAACGGCGCGCCGAACTTCGGCAAGCAGGTCACATGCACGATCCAGCGCAACGGTGACTTAATCTACCGTATGTACCTCCAGGCGACGCTGCCGAGCGTCTCCCTCCTTGCGTCTGACGGCTCTGGCGCCCAGTTCCGCTGGCTCAACTGGGTTGGACACAACCTCATCGACTGGGTTGAACTCCAGATCGGCGGCCAGCGCATCGACAAGCACTATGGACAGTGGCTTCACATCTGGAATGAGCTCACGCAGGAGCCTGGCAAGCAGGCTGGCTACGCCAAGATGGTGGGCAACATCCCGCAGCTCACGAACCTGCTGGTTCAGGGCGGCGAGTCTTGCGACAACTACTGCTCAGGCGGTGAGCCGAACAGCTCCAACGAGGTCCTCAACTGCTCCCCTGAGTACACGCTGTATGTACCGCTCCAGTTCTGGTTCTGCCGTAACCCTGGTCTTGCGCTCCCGCTCATTGCGCTCCAGTACCACGAGGTCCGTATCAATCTCCAGTTCAACGACCTCGCGAATCTCTGCTGGGCGTACACCCCGCAGGCGTCGTCGACGACGGCGATCCAGACGCGTGTTGGCAACAACGGTCTCGTCGCGTGCTCTCTGTATGTCGACTACATCTACCTCGACACGGATGAGCGCCGCAAGTTCGCGCAGGTATCCCACGAGTACCTGATTGAGGTCCTCCAGTTCACGGGCGGTGAGTCTATCACGTCAAGCTCCAACAAGCTCAAGCTGAACTTCAACCACCCGTGCAAGGAGCTTGTCTGGGTCGTCCAGCGCGACTCCTTCACGAGCTGCGACACGACGGTCATCAACCCGTGGAAGGGTCAGCAGCCGTTCAACTTCTCTGACTGGTGGGACCGGTCAGTCCT